TGGCAAGATTGCAGCGCTCATGAACTGGCGCAAGAAGGTGGGCGATGAAGAAGCTAATCGTCGCACTCGTAATGCTGTGGATCGAGGCAATTGGCTTCACGGTGTTCTAGAAGACTTCTGGAATGGTGAAGACATTCAAGCGCATCTTGATTCTCATGAAAATTACGTGCCCTATTTTGAGAGCATTGTTGGTTTTCTTGAGCGTGTTGATAGTCCATTGCTAGTTGAAAGTGCCATTGCCTGGTACGATCCTGCACAAGAGATTGGTTATTCAGGCACCTTTGATATGCTTGCCAAAATGAACAGCGGTGCGTATGCACTGCTTGATTGGAAGACGAGCTACAAAGAAAAGCCTGATACACAACTAGCCGATTATCGAATGCAACTTGGCGCCTATGTGCAAGCCATTGAACAGATGTATGACATCGAAGTGAATGAAGCGCATTGCGCCATTGCCATTCATGATCCTGATACGGGAGCTGGTCAGGAAGCGCAAGTTGTAAGCCTTTCAGCAGCGGAGCTTGCCATGCAGGCAGGCATCATGGTGCAGAAGGTGCAGCAGTTCTTCTTTGAGCATTACCCCGGCGGACGCCCCTTAATGATTTCTATGGACCGTGGAGCTTGACCTCCTCTGTCCATGGCGCTATGCTTCTGATGCCCCTTCCAGGGCCTACTACACTCCTCTGAGGACCACTCAATGCCCGCTGGCAACTCTCCCGCTTTCTCTGGCACTGTCGATCTCACCCCCGACATCCTTAATGCCATGAAGAAGGCCGGTACCAACCCCCAAGGAAACTACTCCCTGCGTTTCGCTCTTTGGGACAATGACAAGCGTGACAAGGACACTGCTCCTCATTTCAAAGGACAAGTGACTGTCAACAAGCTTGACAATTCTCCCAAGGCTTACGCTTCGATGTGGGACAATGGCAATAAGGCCAAGCAAAGCTTCTCTGACGATCCGTTCTGAAGCTTTTCTTTATTGTTCACTGGGGCGCTAATGCGCCCTTTTCTTTTCTTCAAAACCATGCTTCTTAATGACAAGGAAATCAGCATTCTTGCTGAAAATGATATTATTTTTCCTTTTGTCGGGGAGAAAGCCAGAGAGCTTAACAATGGCACGAAAGCCCTCTCATACGGACTGAGCCATGCCGGATATGACCTTCGCCTTTCCCCGAAGGGCTTTATGGTCATCAACAACAGCAAGCCTGTGGAAGCGCTTGACGTTAAGAGCTTCAACAAGGAGCTGATGTACGAGGCTTCTCCCATCGAAGAGAATGGTTCTACGTTCTTCGTGCTGCCCCCGTTCTCTTACGCTCTTGGCGTGAGTGTGGAACTGCTGACAATGCCGTCTAACATCATGGGGATCACAGACGGCAAAAGCACGTATGCCCGGCAAGGCACCATCATTAACGTTACGCCAATTGAGCCTGGCTGGTCTGGCCATCTCACTATTTGTATTGTCAATCCCTTGGCTTTTCCCGTTCGCATTTATGCCAACGAAGGGATCGTGCAAGTTATGTTCGCTCGCCTCTCAGGCGCCGCAGATCAGGACTATGGAAACGGCAAGTATCAAAACCAAGGCGCTAACGTAGCATTTGCTGCCGTCTGATCAGTGAGCGCTCTTGAAGACCAGTTCCTCGGACTATGGCAAGCTCATTTTCCTGATCTCCCATTGATTAGAGAATTCAGTGACGTACCAACGTGGGAAGCTGATTTTCAAGAGCGCTATGCAAAAAGCAAACGGTCAAAGCGCTACAGGGCAGACTTCGCTCATCTGGCCTCCCGCTCCCTCATTGAAATCCAAGGGGGCACATTCAGTAGAGGCCGGCACGTAACTGGCTCTGGCTACGAGCGTGATGCCAGCAAATTTAATCTTGCCACCATTGGTGGCTGGAAAGTATTCCTTCTTACCACCCAAACGGCCAAGGAAATTTTTTGGCTTGAGCGGATTGCTGCTTCATTGCGAACTGCGCAGCTCATCAGCGGCTTCCAAATCACGCTCTTGAAGCTGCATAGCTTGACGCAGTTCAAGATTCTCTTTCACCAGCGACGTGACGGCTTCTTGCATATTGCTCCAGCCCTCCATCATCGTGCAAGCCACTTCTCGCAGCTTATCAACGTCATTGCATTCGCTCAGTGCCTTTTTGTTAGCAACGAGAGCAAAGTCTCGTTCCATGCTCCGCTCAAAAGGCCCCATAATGCCAATACAATCTTGACCATTGTATTTTAGGCCCACTGGGATAGAGAAAGTGCTCATTGTCCTTGCATTGTTTCGTTTAGCCTAGCCATGCAGCAGTTTGGCAAACGGTTTGTTTATCGGGTGGACGATGGGAAGGATGCCGTAAGATGTGGGACGGGCTACCGCCCATACAAGCTTCCTCGCACGCCTCGCAACCATGAATGGCTTCCAGGACAGGATGTGGTGTACGTACAACGTACGTCCGCTGGGTGGATGCCCTCCTCCATTGTTGGCACCATTGAAGGCTTTGATGCAAGCGCCAGAGCCAGAAAAGCAATCGTACGCTGGCATTCGGCTACGGACATTGCTCCTACAATCAGTTTGCAACGACTTCGCCCCCTCTCGCTGATCAACAATGTCTACCCCCACTGATGATTCCATCAGAAAGATTTCAGAATTTCTTGGCAAGCTTCTCGGTTGGTTCGCCGCGCAGTGTCTTCGCGCTTGGCTCGTGAGCCTTTGTGTGCCACTTTTCTTTCCCAGTGTTGCGTTGGGATTTTGGGAGTGGGTGTTGGTGGTTTTGACCGTGCGCTTCCTTTTCGCCGAGCCCACTTCTGAATCATGATGGGCAAAATTGATCCGCTGATGGATGGCATCAGCTTCGTGCGTCTCATTGATTGGATGGGCAGCTCGCTTGATATTGTTTGCGATGCTCGTCAAAGCTTCGATCAGACCAGTAGCGAATGGTCCGAAAAGGACCAGAAGCTGCTGAACTATCTTGTCAAGCATCAGCACACCAGTCCATTTCGTGGCGTGGTCACAAAATGGCAAGTGAAAGCTCCGCTGTATGTTTGTCGACAATGGTGGAAGCATGTGATTGGTGGCACGTTCGCTAATGACACGCTGGGCTGGAACGAGAAAAGCTTTCGCTACTGCGAAGCTGATGATGACACGTACTACATGCCGCGTGAATTCCGCCAGCAAAGCGCCAGTAACAAGCAAGCTTCCAGCGGCGCCTTGGAGCCCAGCATGAACAAAATGGCAATGCTTGAATACGCCAAGGCGCTTGAGCAGGCAAAGCAGGCTTACAGGGCGCTGCTGACGCTAGGCGTGGCGAAGGAGCAAGCCAGGGGCATCCTGCCCATGGCTTCATATTCGTCATTCACGTGGACCTGCAGCTTGCAAGCTCTCCTGCATTTCATTTCCTTGCGAGACGAAACTGGTAGCCAGTGGGAAATCCAAGCTTATGCTCAAGCCTTGTCCACTCTTGCCCGTCCATTGTTCAAAGAGGCTTTCGAGGCCTTTGATCTTCACCAATCTTCTTTCTAATGACTGACGCCATCAATTCTCCCCGTCATTACGCTAAAAATGGCGGCATTGAATGTATTGAGGCCATTGAAGCTTCAATGGACAAAGACGACTTTCGTGGTTTTCTGAAAGGGAACATTCAAAAGTATGTTTGGCGCTACGAAGAAAAAAATGGCCTAGAAGATTTGAAAAAGGCTAGTTGGTATCTTGATCTTCTCATTTTTAACATAGAAAACGAGCCTCAGCAAGAAGCCGTGGAAGCTCTTGAAAACGCTTCTATGGAATGCAAAGATGGATTCTGTCCAATGCCTGGCATTCGCTATGACCTCCCTGGGAAGCAAATCACTTTCGCTCCAGTAGAAAACTAAGCAACATTACAACAGAGCCCCCATGAGGGGGCTTTTTCATGCTCAATTTTTTGGTGCATGGGCAGAACAATCCCTTTCTTCTCGCACCATTCCTCAAGATGCTTTTGGTCAGTGTGAGCACTGACAAAGCTATTGCAATACACCCAAGCCATCAGAATCTCCTCTCGCTTTTCCGTCCAGAATTGCTGAGGACGCCACCATTCAAAAAGATTTTCGTTTCCCTTGGACAGATTGCAGCCTCGACAAGAGGGCACAAGATTAAACTTACTGAAGTGAGGGCCGCCTTTACTCTTCGGAACAATATGGTCAATCGTAAGCTTTTCTCCCCATTCGCCGCAATAAGCACAAGCGCATTGGCCAAATGGCCCCCTCAAAAAATAAT